GCCAAACGCCTGTTGCCTTCGGCCCGAAAATGAAATTGCTTGCGGTATTGATGTAGAAGTTCCCATCCACTCCTTCCGTGGTTGGGTCAACAGCACCGTAGAGGATGGTATTGCCATCCGCGCCGTCTGCCCCCGGCGCTCCCGGCGCTCCCGGCGCTCCCGGCTCTCCCGGCGCTCCCGGCGCTCCCGGCGCTCCCGGCGCTCCCGGAGCTCCCGGATCACCCTTGGCGCCCTGTAGACCGACCGTTGCCACTTCTACGACTTGGACAACCTCTTCGACAGTGACGACCGTGTTTTCAACCACGACATTTACGCTCATTTTGTCACTTCCTCGATGAATTCAACCGCCCCGCCCAGGATGTTCCTGACGTATGTCCCCTGGACAAGCTCCAAATCATAAACACCGCTTCTTTCAACGATTGCAGCGGTAACAGAAGCGGCTATTGTTACAGCCACGGTTCCATCAACCCCTCCCAAGACAATCCCACCATTTTCCGTCGTGAGATCAACTATCTTGTCAGTTGAGTTTGTCTTTTTGCGGATCTGCATGCGCGCCGTGTATCCCGTCAGGTCAACCGGTGTCTGGGTGTTTGCATCAGGTCCTGACTTGTATGTGAAATTAAAAAGGAATGTAGAACCCTTGATAATCTGCAAATCATGCTGTCCCTGTCCCGCTATCGATTTGGCCATTCTCAATCCTCCTTCGAATCAAATACCGGGATAAGATCACACCGGCAGTTTGGATGCTCCGGTGGCATCATCTCCCCGGATGGGAACGGATCGTCAAATGGAATTGCCCCGGCCGCTGCGTTCAATGCACATATGTCGCAGTATTCCTCATCAGCCAAAAGCCACTTCTTCTTATCCGCCCCCGCCTCCCTATATACAGCCTCCGATGCCGAAACATCCGCAAACGCCATCTCCGTCCTTGCTATCGTTTCCGCCCTGGCATCAGAAAAAGCATAGTTGTCCTTCAATTCATCCGCAAGCTCGCCCGTGGACAAGCCCCTATCCATTCCATCGGCCACACTCTGCGCAAGCATCTGCCTGGTTGAGTTTGATATCATCGTCACCAGTTGCGCCCCCCTGGATTCAGCTGCTGCAATCGCCAATGCCCTAGCTGCGGCCGGCGCGACCTCCGCGGCAAATTCAATCTGATTTACCGCCTGCATGGCAGAATCTATCGCCACAACCCTGGCCACGTCAGTCAATTCCGCAACAAAAGCATCAAAATCAAAGTCCATGCTGTCGAAAATGGAACTTTTTTCAGCCTTCGATGTTGCGTTCAAATGCCTTATCGCCGCCATCTTCAATTTCCCAAGCCATTCAGTAGTGATTCCAATCGCTGTTTTTTCCGCACGCGCAAGGACCTTCTTGTTCCTGGGCTTCACAGACTTTTTTTTTGAGCCCTTGGCCATCTTTTCAGATTCCTTATTATCCGGAGCCTTCTTCTCTTCCTTTTTACCATCTTTTCCACCAGCCGTATCTTCTCCATCAGATTCTTCTTGGCCATCTCCACCCTCGATCGGATCCAGTCCGAGATCACCGCGCACCTCGTTGACCGTCTTTATTCCAGCGGAAACGTATATCTGATTGATCTTTGCCTCCACCGATGGATCCAATGTTTCCGTCTCTTCCCAGCAAAATTCAAGGTCGGTGTATCCAAAATACTTCCATATGATCTTGTTGATCATGTTTCTGGTCCACTGCATGATCGGCAGAAGGCCTTCGGAAAGGGCGGCGGAACGGACGGATTCGGCCGTGGCCCGGTTCACCTGGGAGACCAGCTGGTTCGGGTCAACACTGAACGCGTAGCAACAAACGCGCGCAAGCCACTCGTCATACATGTCTTTTAGGACGGCTTCCTTGGTGTTCATGATGCTTAATCCGCCCGGGACGAAGCGCATGTGTCTGCGCGCAGCCGTATCCCCCTCCATGAGGTTGTCCCAATACATCTGGAACTGCGCGACCTGATCCGGGGACCATTCCATGGGAACTCCCACCAGGGCCTCCGGGACGTTACCTTCCGTGTAGTATTGCAGCTGATGCAGCTGCCTGCGGAGGGCTATGTTTACAGTCATGACGATCTGTTCAACGGGAGAATAGCCATAGATCTTATTGGTCCTGATGTTGCGCGGAGCATATACCAGCTCGTCGACCGAATAGTTTACCGCAGGAAGACCCTTCAAAATCTGCTGGTATGCGGGGTCGGGGGCTATCGGTGTTCTTCCCGTGTCGTCGATCACCCTTTTGATCGTTGCCCCGTCCATCAATTCCAGGCTGTAAAGCCCGCCCCCACGGTTCATGCGCGGATATATCGTCGGAGCGTCTATGACGAAAAGGTCCTCGAGCAATGCGCGCAGCCATTCGTCCCAGGTGTGTTCCCGATCGGGGAAAAGGAAGAAGGCATTCAATTCTTCACATCTCTTATCGGCCTTGGATTTCTTATCGCGGGGCTTAACCGTCCATGAGAGGCTGGACACCTGATCCTTGCGCGTCTCAATGATTATGCGTAGCAAATCGTATGAGTCAGCCAGGCCACGCAGCTGCTGGAATGAATTCAACTCTGATTCGCGGGGCGTCTGGCGCAGGTTGAATCCAACCGGATAATCGAATTGACGGCCAACGGCAGCCTCCTGGGCCGCCGGCTCCATCGGCTGGGACGGGCCAAAAAATTCCTCCTGGTTGCCTGACACGGTGTATTTCACCCCGGAAACCAGGCGCTGGATGAAAGACGGTTGAAATTCGGTTATCTTACCCTTGGCCATCGTTCACTTTCCTTCCAAAGATTTTGTTCAGTTCTTCCGCCCTCTTGGCCATGGCCGGGTTTTCCTCCATTGCCTTTTTCGATTCCCTGGCGAAGAAATCCAACAACCCTGTTCCATTGTTTACGACCATTAGTTCCGTAAAGGCCCAAACTAATGCGTCCATTCTATCAGGAGACTTGGTCGCCGTCAAAGGATCGTATTCCGTCATCTGATCCTCCAAAATCTGAAAAGCCCCCACGTGAGCCACCCTTTTCTGCTCGTAAAGGGCCGCAACAGGTTCCGCCCTGGTTATCTTACCCTTGGTTGCCCGGACCCCCTTGTATGAGCATGCGGAGTCAATCTGGCGCACAATCGCCTCCACCATGTCCCCCCCCTGGTTTATTTCGGCCACGATCCGGTCCGCCCCGAATTTGTGGTAAAGGTCCACAGCCGCCTTGGCCCACTCCATGGGTGTTCCCTTCAGGCTACCGTCGTGCAGGACGTATCCCTTGCCATCAATACCCAGTCCGGCCACCACAATCCCCGTCTCGTCACTGTCCTCTTCGGAGGTTACCGCGGGGTCCACGGCCACCACGATGCGGTTCATGTGTGGGATGGCATCGCGCTTCACCCGCAATTCGTCGATCAATCCGCGCTGCCAGAGCGCTCCCGGGTTGTCGTCCAGGATCTCCGCATACAGCTCCTGGCGGCCAAGGCGCGTCCCCTCGTATTTGTTGCGGATGGCCGTGAGGAATGATCCGGCCAGGTTGGCCTGGTTCTCATATGTGGATCCGCGCGTGATATGCGTTGTTTTGTCCCTGGCGATGGTCTTGACCAGTTTGGTAGGCCTGGGGGTTGTCGTGACGATTGCCCGTGGCTTCCTACCCAAACGCAGGCCAAACTGGAGCATGTCCCATGCGTCGTCGTATCTCCACGCGGCCAGCTCGTCGCACCAGGCAAAATCGTGCTGTGGTCCGCGCAGACGGTCTGGTTCATCTGCGGAGTATGTGGTGGCAATGGCTCCGTTATGGAACGTTATCCTACGCTTGGAAGGTTCATATTTCGGCCGCATGGAAGCGGGGAAGACGGAAAGGATCCCTGATTCCCCTTCGACCATGACGTCCCTGGCATCGGAAGCGGTTGGGCCGACCAGGGCTATGCGCTTGGCCGACCCATCCATGACAAGCTGCTTTACCGTCTCCGCGCCCGTCCTACTCTTGCCGTATCCGCGTCCGGCCAGGATCATCCACGTATTCCAGTCGCCCGGTGGAATCTGCTGGTTCTCCCTCCCCCACACCGACCAGTCGTAGAGAAGGGCCTCCGCCTCCTGGTCAGTGAGTTGTGCGATTAACTGGGCTATCTTCCCCCTCGGAAGCGATCGCAACAAGTTTTTCCAGTTTTTCATGTAATCTTTCCTTGGCATCGGACACTTCGATCGGCCCGCCATCCTTGCCCGTCATCTCCACGGAGCTTACATCGCGCCATCCCGCGTTTGCTTTCAGCCAGAAAATCATCGCCGTAACATTCCCCCCCATGGCCGCTTGAAAAAGGGCATTTGAAACCTTGGCAATTCCCATTGCCTTTCCACGGCTCCAAACGTCGTTTATCGTGGGGTTATTGCGCTTTTCCTTGAAATATGTCCCCTTTGATATACCCAGAGCATATGATATCTGGTCCTGACTCATTCCCTGGGCTGCCAGGGTTTCTATTTTCCGAATCATCTCATCGGAAAATTCAATTTTTTTCCGGCCCGTTTTCTTTGGCGCATCCATCTTTCAACTCCTTTAGGTTGGATTCTAAAATCGCTTTCTTCCCCGTGTATTCTTCCCACCTCTTTACTATCACATCGCAAAACTTGGGGTCGAGCTCCATCAGCCTTGCCTTCCTGTCGGAGTTTTCACATGCGATTAGCGTTGATCCAGACCCACCGAAAAGGTCCAGGACTATTTCGTTTTCCTTGCTTGACCATGTGATCATCCTTTCCACAAGGGAAACAGGTTTCATGGTTGGATGCAAATCGCTGCGCGTTGGACGGTCAAAACGGATAACGGTGGATGGATATGACCTGATCTTTTTAACCAGATCGACAAGTTCCTCCTTTTTCATCTTTTCCGGATCAACCTCATCATCTATGCAACTGGTCAACTTGTAATTCTCGCAAAAATAATGTCCGGCCCCTTCCTTCCATCCGTAGAGAATTGGTTCGTGTTGCCAATTATAATCTTGCCTTGAAAGAGTTGCCGCATTTTTTACCCATATCAAAACTTGCGACAGTTTAATGTTTGCCCTGACAAATTCACTTGTGAAGTTAACCCTTTCAGAATCTGCATGTGCCACGTAAATACAAGCACCAGGTTTCATTTGCTCGTAGAATCTGGTGTAAACCTCAAAGAGGAAGTCTTTAAACTTTTGGTCACTCATGTCGTCGTTTAGGATTTTTCCAGCCTTACCATCGATTGCGACGTTATATGGAGGATCGGTCCATACCAGGTCGCATTTTTTCCCGTCCATCAACTTGTCAACGTCCGCCTTTGATGTTGAATCACCGCACATCACCCGATGGTCTCCAAGTATGAAAACATCTCCCTTTTTCGAAAATGGAATGTCCGGCTCTTCTGGGACAGAATCTTCGTCGGTTAATTTCTTACGCTCTTTTGTAAGCGAGTTTATCTCATCCTTGGAGAATCCGGTCAAACTCAAATCAAATTGCAGCTCCTTCAACTCTTCCAGTTCCAATTTCAAAATAGAATCGTCCCATCCTGCGTTTAGGGCCATTTTATTATCAGCAATGACATAGGCCTTTTTCTGCGCTTCGCTCATGTAGTCCAAGACAATGCACGGAACCGTGGACATACTGATCTTCTTTGCGGCCATAACCCTTCCGTGGCCGGCTATTATGGATCCGGAAGGATCGATAAGGACGGGGTTGGTGAATCCAAATTCTTTGATTGATGACGCTATTTGCAGAACCTGCTCCGCACTGTGCGTCCTTGAATTTTTTGCGTATGGGATAAGTTCGTCTGTTTTCTTGTAGACTATTTCCCGATCGCTGTCTTTTGCCATGATTCACCCCCCAGTGAAAATCACATTATGCCACAAAAGGAGAGGGGGGGCAACATAATTGCCCCCCCTGGTCCTGGAGATTCCGCTTTCGCAACATTCCGGAGAGAGGGCGTGTGGCCAGGCGGATGGAACGTCGGTAACCAGCCGACCATTGGATTATACCAAAATCCATGTCTTCGTCAACGGATGTTAAAAATTATCAACTGAAACGTTACAAGCGTTTCATGTTTTGTAAGTCACTATTTTTAAAAGATAAAAAATTCTAATCTTTTTCATTTGTCAAATCATTGAAACGTTACATGCGTTTCATGTTTTGTAAACCACTGTTTTTAAAAGACAAAAAATTCTAATCTTTTTCACTTGTCAAGTTGTTGACTATATATAGGTTTTAAAT